CCACAGGGTGCTTGAGTACCGCCTTGCAGTCTGGATTGCCGCATTCGCAGCGACCGTCTTTCGTGACGCCGTGAAGGCCAAAAATTCGGTGACCGGCTGACCAGAAATTCCTGTGCATTAACGCACCGACAGATATTTGGAGAGCTTTTTGATTGTCTCTGGCAGCGGGTTTTTGTTGAGACCCGAAGCTATGGCCCTGACCGTATTAACATGCAGGCTTGTTTTTCTTGCGACAGCAGCAAGGTTTCTGTCGGCCAATAACGCGCGTATGCGCTTGATTTTTAACATTGTGGGATTTCCGCTATCGGGGGAGTTGACATTCGTCGCGTCGAAGACCAATGTCAAGAGCGTAGCAGAGAGAAGGAGTGCTCAATGAGCATAATGAAGACGATCAGTAAACCCACTGATCGGCCGGTGATCGTTACGATATGTGGCGATTCAGGCGTTGGTAAAACAAGCCTCGCAGCAACATTCCCCAAACCGATCGTGATCAGAGCAGAAGATGGCCTACAGGCCATTCCTGTCGCTTCTAGACCGGATGCGTTCCCGCTTATTCAGGGCGCGGACGAATTGTGGGAGCAACTGAAGGCTTTGATTGGAGAGAAGCACGACTATCAGACCTTGGTGGTCGATTCGGTTACGGCACTAGAGCGACTATTCATCACTCATGTGATCGAAACTGATCCAAAGAAGCCGAAAGGCATTCAACAGGCGCACGGAGGATACGGTGCGGGTCGAGATGCGGTTTCAGCGATGCACGCCCGTGTCCGTAAGGCTGCGGGAATACTCGCGGACAAACGTGGGATGCATACTGTGTTTGTTGCACATGCAGACACTGCCCGCATCGAGCCGCCTGATTCGGACGCTTATATGCGCTACACGCTGCGCCTGCATGAAAAGAGCATGCCGGCTTATGTCGACGACGTGGACGTTGTTGGTTTCCTCAAGCTTGAGACTTTCACAATGGGTGAAGGCGAGAGGAAAAAGGCTATCAGTGATGGCACGCGCGTTCTTATCACGCACGCCACAGCGGCGAACGTAAGTAAGAACAGGTACGCCATTACCGAGCCTATCCCGGCCCCGCTGGGGACCAATCCACTTTCGCAGTTCATCCCTGTTCTGAAAGGTTAAACCATGTCGTTCTGGAAACTCTCGACGGGCGAGGACGCCCGCAAGACTGATGGCACATTTGAAATGGGCGGCGGCGATCTTGAGCCGATCCCGAACGAAACAAGCGTGCTTGCAGTGATTGAAGAAGCAAAGTGGGACAATAAAGACGGCAACCATTTTGTTTCTGTTCGATGGTCTGTTCTTGCTCCTTCCGAATACAAGAACCGGAAAATCTTTCAAAAGCTTTGGATCAAGGACCACGATCCACGCGCTAAGGATCCGGTCAAAAAGAAGGACAAGGCGATCAAAATGTTTGCCGCGATCGACAAGAATTGCGGCGGCAAGGTGATGTCTAGTGAAGAAGAGCCGACAGACGAAAAGCTTGGTATCAACTTCTGCGGCAAGTCGATGATCGCGGTCATCATGCAATGGAAGATGCAGAACGAACAAACAGGCGAGGAAATGAAAGGCAACTGGGTTCAGAAGGTGACCGCCAGAACTAACGGAGAGACGGTTTCTACAACCACTGCTCCGAAAGTGAAGGTTGGAAAGTCGTTTACTTCCGAGCCGCCAGAGGAGGACGTGCCGTTCTAAACGGCATCTACCGATACGTCTTGCACAAGGACGTAGCCGACTACGAAAAGCGCGGGTGGGTGCGCCTGCCCGCGCTTGACGGCACGCACCACGGCGAGTGGTCTGCGCTCATGAAAGCACCCGACGAGGAAGACGATGGACCCACAACGCAGCGAGGCTTGGTTTCAGGCGCGTAAGAACCGCGTAACAGGATCGGAGGTCGGAGCGATCCTTGGGTATTCGCCATTTCAAAAAGCAGAAGACGTGATGCGCCGAAAGGTCCGCGACTGGGCCGGAGCGGAACCCGAGTTCACCGGCAACATTGCCACGCAGTGGGGCACGACGCACGAACCGGGCGCGATCGTAGAATACGAGATGGAAACCGGGAACAAGGTTATCTCGACGGGTTTCTATGAATATGAAAATTGGCTTGGGGCCTCGCCAGACGGCCTTGTCGACGATGATGGACTGATCGAGGTCAAGTGCCCCTTCAGCCTGCGGCATGACGAGCCTCCGGTTTCGTTCAAGGGCGCAAAAGATCAAATGCACTACTGGGCGCAGATGCAGATTCAAATGCATGTCACGCACCGCAATTGGTGCGATTTCTTTCAGTGGACGCCTTCGGAGACAAGGCTGGAGCGCGTTATTTACGACAAGGCATTCATTAACGACGCCCTGATAAAGCTCAAGGCATTCTGGGATGAGTATTTAATCGAGCGTGAAATGCCGGAAGAGTATCTTGAGCCCAAAAAAGTAGTCATCGATACGCAACGCGCGTTCCAGCTCATGGCGGAGTACGAAGACGTTTGCGCGTTGATTGCAGACAACGAAAAGCGAAAGAAAGAGCTAGTCGAAAAGTTCGTGGAAATGTCCGGCGGAACAGACGCGAAGATCGCCGGCCGCAACTTGACGCTGATCAAGAAAGCCGGTGCCGTCAGCTATTCCAAGGCAATCAAGGATCTCCTGCCAGACGCAAACCTCGACCCGTGGCGCAGCAAGCCCACGCAGTATTGGGTGGTGAAATGAGCCAGCGTTGGAGCGAATACAAACGTCAAGATAACGACCTATACGAAACACCAGAGTGGGTGACGCTTGCGCTGCTTCCGCATCTGCCGGACGATATATCAAGCGCATGGGAACCGGCATGCGGTTCAGGCAAGATGCTTTCAGTGTTGAAGAATCATATCCCCAAGATCATGGGGACGGATATTTCTTCTGGCTGGGATTTTCTAAACCATGAAGCGAAGTATGTTGAAGCGATAATAACAAATCCTCCTTATAAACTTGCTCAACAATTTATTGAGAGGGCACTTGAGTATGCAAGTTTTGTCGCGATGCTTTTGCGGACTGATTTTGATCACGCAAAAACGCGCGCTCATTTATTTGGCCACAATAAAACTTTTGCCAAAAAAATAGTTCTTACAAAACGCATCAAATGGTTTGAAGACAGCAAGGGTTCCCCATCGGTTAATCATGCATGGTTTATTTGGAATATAAAACATGAAGGCTCACCGACTATAGCTTATGCGCCATGAGACCCACCTACGAATCCGAAGAAGACCGCAAGCAAGAGCGGCAAATCGCCGATCTTCTTTCTGTCTATTGGAGATGCAGGTTCGCGAAGCTCAAGAAGGCATGTCACGTTGATTTTGGTTTAATCAGGGAAGACAAGATTGTTGGCTTGGTCGAAATCAAATGCAGGAACTATTCGCTGAAAGAGATCGACAAAATGGGAGGCTTGTTCATCAGCGCGCTGAAGTACCAAGCTGCCCGTCAGTGGTGCGACACATACAAAATCGGTTTTGCGATTATCGCAAAGCTGAGCGACGGTCTTTATTTCTGGTCAACAAAAAAAGACGAGCCGTTTCCTGTCCTTAAAATGGAAATGGGCGGCAGGACTGATCGAGGTGATTGGCAAGACATCGAACCGTGCTGCCTCGTACCCGCAAACGAGTTTCGCAAGTTGGAAATATGACCCTCCGCCCCTATCAACAACAGGCTCATGACGCAATTATTGCATGGGTGCGCAAGTCGCGTTCGCCGTGCCTGATCGAGGCCGCGACGGGATCTGGCAAGAGCCACATCATCGCTGCTGTTGCGGAGACGATTCACCGCGTGAGCGAAGGCAAGCGCGTGCTTTGCCTTGCGCCGTCGGCGGAACTCGTCGTGCAGAACTATGACAAGTATTTACTGACAGGCGCTCCGGCGTCGATCTTTTCGGCAAGCGCGGGACGGAAGGAGCTGCGGCACCCGGTGGTGTTTGGCACGCCGCTGACGGTTAAAAACCGGGTCGGCCGTTTCGGGCGCGAATTTGCAATGGTCGTGATCGACGAGTGCCACAGCCTGACGCCGACCGTCAAAGAAATCATCGACGCGATCAAGGCCCAGAACCCGAACCTGCGTGTTGTCGGCATGTCTGCAACGCCATACCGAATGGGCAGCGGGTATATTTTCGCGCAATGGCCTGACGGCAAGCCGGTGCCGGCGCACCAGACCACAAACCCGTATTTCGCGGCTTGTTTGTACCGCATTACGGCACCCGAGCTGATCAAGGCTGGATACCTGACGCCGCCCACGATCGGCGCGATTAGGGCTGATTCCTACCGCACCTTGGACATGGCCCTAAACAGCCGGGGCCAGTTCGACGCCGACGACGTGGACCGGGCTTATCACGGCCACGGGCGGAAGACCGCAGCCATCATTGCGGACGTTGTGGCACAGGCGGGGAACAGGCAGGGGGTACTGGTCTTTGCGGCGACCGTGCGCCACGCCGAGGAATGCCTCGCCAGCCTGCCTCCGGGCCTGTCCGCTATGGTGACCGCAGACACCCCGAAAAACGAACGTGCGACCATCCTAGCCCGTTTTAAGGCCCGTGAGATCAAGTATCTCGTGAACGTGGCCGTCCTGACCACGGGATTTGACGCCCCCCACGTCGACGTAATCGCCATCCTGAGGGCCACCGAAAGTGTGGGATTGTTGCAACAGATCATAGGCCGGGGGCTTCGGCTTTCGGACGGCAAGGCCGATTGCCTGATACTGGATTACGCCGAGAACCTCGAGCGGCATTGCCCGGACGGGGACGTGTTCGCGCCGACCGTATCAGCGTCGAAGTTTGAGACTTTGGAGTTGATGAAGGCCGAGTGTCCCCTATGTAACGTCGAGAACGAATTTCGTTGCCGTCCTAACCCAGACGGCTACGAGGTGAACCGGCATGGGTATATGGCCGATTTGGACGGCAACCCAGTCCAGACCGATCACGGACCCATGCCGGCGCATTTTGGCAGGCGATGTCAGGCTCAGGTCAACGTCGCCGGTGATATGGTCCAATGCTCCTACCGCTGGACCAGCAAAGAATGCCCGCACTGCGAAGAGGACAACGACATCGCGGCGCGCTATTGCGAGAACTGCAAGGGCGAGCTGGTCGATCCGAACGAGAAGCTTCGGATTGAGTTCAAGGAGCTTAAGAAAGATCCGCGCCGCAAGCAGACCGACGAAGTGCTTTCGTGGGACGTGAAACCTATGGTGAGCAAGGCGGGCCGGGACGTGGAGCGCATCGACGTTGTGACGCCTTATCGATCGTTCTCGTTCTGGATCATGAAAAAGCCGACGTGGTCTAGGGCCATCCGCGATCGTGAAATGTTCGATTCACTTGGCGGCGCGCAACCGAAAACTATAACATACGCAAAGGATGCCGAAAGCGGTTTCTACCGCGTGTTCGGGTTCAATAAGGCAGCAGATGAAATTCCATCCTGACATGATCGTTTATGGCGATATGGATTATCGCGGTGAATGTCCGTCCGAGACGCTTGAGCAGGTGACATTCTTCGCTCGCCTGCGGACCAATTGGCCCGATTCTTGGGGCAGAATAGCGGTGCATATTCGGAACGAGGGCCAGCGCACCTACATGCAGGCGGCGCGGCAAAAGGCCGAGGGCATGACAAAGGGCGCGTCTGACGTTATGATCCCCGGCTCGCCGGCGTTTGTGTGCGAGATCAAGAGGCGCGACCACACGAAGTCACGGTTTCAAGATGGCCAAGAGGAGTACCTCATCGCGGCGCAGAAGCTCGGCGCTTTCGTCTGCATTGCCCTTGGAGCAGATGCCGCGACCGAAGCTTTTAACGATTATCTGGAACAAACCCAGCCAGAGGATCGAAAACGTGATGCAAGGCAAGGTCGATCTAAATGATGAAGACGTCTCGATTAGGTCTGCTTGCTCGTTTCGAGTTTACAAAGCTGCGGCTGACATTCTGGCTCTGGAAACTAAAGATGCGCGTCGAGTGGCTTTGGAAGAATTGCCGGAGCTGATAAGACCGCACGTCAAATCTGAGGCGATAAGGATATGGAACACAAGAATCGGTTTCGAACGCGAGCAGTCGGAAGTGTCCCCGTCTGCGCCAGCAATGGGTGCTCCTCCCCTGTCCACTGGTGCGGGTCGCGCCGCGCGCGAGAGAACGTAAGCCGGGAACCGGGCCGATGACTGTTCCAGACAGACTGCGCGATCTTGCAAAATTATTCGAGACGCGGAACGAGGCGTATGGCGATCAATACAAGGTGATCGGTGACGTGCTGTGGTCGATGTTCGATGGCGGCATCAAGCTTGAAACGGCGCAGGATTACACGCGGTTCGTGACGCTTGCTTTCATCGTGCAAAAGCTTTGCCGATATAGCAATGGATTCCTAAACGGGGGTCATTCGGATAGCCTCGACGATGCGGCCGTATATGCTCAAATGCTGCGGGAAATCGATGAAGATTAGGTGTTGACACGCCAAAAGGGCGCATGCTATAAAGGTGCCATCAACCCGGCGGGGTTGGTTGAACCAGAGGAGATTAAAATGGAACTCAGCATCGACCGTCTCGGCGAACTGCTTGCCCAGATTGCCACCCTTGAATCCGAGGCCAACAAGATCAAGGCCGCGCTCAAGAAGTCCGGCCCCGGCGCTTACGAGGGCGATCTGTTTCGCGCTACGGTTTCCGTCAGTGATCGCGAGAGCCTCGACATGGAAGCTGTCCGCGAAAAGCTTTCGCCGCAGTTCATCCGCGCCCACACTCGCGTGACGCCTGTCTCGACCGTTCGCGTTGTTTCCCGCATTGCGGAGGCCGCGTAACATGGCAAACTCAGCTCGTCGGACTGTTAGCTATAAGCCGCGCTACACGGACTGGGAGGCATACGAGCTTTTGCATCCCACGCTCCGGCGTGCGCTACAGGAAACCGTGACGGAATGGTCTGCGTCTTGGACGTTGCGGTATTGGAAAAAAAACGGCCTCAACGCCACGATCAACGCGCTAAAGACCGCAGACGTCATCTACATGGGCAAGGGCTGGATACCCGCACACGGCCGGCGTCAAAAGCTTGCAAGCACATTCGTGACTGACCGTGTCAAACCGCTTCGGACGTATGGAGTACTGTGATGGCGTTAGAAATGATCCGCGATCTTGTGATTACAATGTTCGTCGTGTCTGTTATCGCCGCGTGGGCATGGGTGCTGCAATGATCACAGAGCTTCAGAAAAAAATGTGGGAAGAACACGTCGCTCGGCGTGCCCGCATGTCGACTAAAAAACCACAAGAAGAACCAAAAGAACCAACCGCCGCGCAGCAAGAAGAAACAGCGGTATCCGTCGATCCAGACCCTATCCTGCATTACATCAACAAGGTCCGATTGGTCGACATCCAGAATCTGGTGGCCGAGAAGTACGGCATTACGCGGAACGATATTGTGTCGCAACGGCGGGCGGTGAAAATAACATTCCCGCGTCAGATTGCGTACTGGCTCGCAACTGAGACGACACCAATGTCATACTCACAGATTGGCCGGCGGTTTGGGCCACGGGATCACACGACCATCATGCATGGTGCCCACAAGATAAGAAAAATGGCAGAGACAAACGAGAAACTGAGGCACGATCTTGAGGAGATGAAATCCAAGATTATGGAAATGAAATAGAGGCGGAATCAATGGACAGGAGATTGAAAATGGAAAAGGAACTTGACTTTTACTCTCGTGTTACCCATAAACACCGCACCACCACTCCGGCGGTGATGACCCTTGGGGTCATGGGTTCGGCGAATTCCGAACGCTGCTGGAGTCTAAATTATAATACGGAAAAGGGGCCTTACGGTCCCTTTTCTGCGAGCTGCTGTACATCCTCCGCCGCCACCGGCGGCGGATTGCAAACCGTCTGGGGGACTGGGGGTCGCAAGTTCGAATCTCGCCGCTCCGACCAGTTTCCTAAATAAAATCAACAGTCAACGAAATGCGGGCGCGGATGAACCGGCAAAGTAACCGGCAATTACGAATAGCGTATTTAATCTAACTAATTGATATTGTTATATTTATAACGGCAATGAAAGCGGCAAAAATGACCACACCTTTTGCAATGGAGCCCATGCTCCCCGAATCCAACTGAGCTACGGGGTCGCGCGCAGGATGATCTAGCGCGCCCGGCGGTCAGAGAATAGTGCGGCGCGCGGACTGCGCATATTGCAACAGGAGGATCGAATGGGATCGGTGCCGTGGTGGGTGAACGCGATTGCCGGGGTCGTCAGCATGGCAACCGCCGTCAATTTCTTTGCAATGGCATACGGGACGCTGACATCGCCTCAGTGAACAGGAGATTGAAATGGATAACGACTTAAAGACCAACGTGCCAGTGCGAGCGGCCGCCATGACGCTTCGGGATTATTTTGCCGGGCAAGCATTGGTAGGAATTCTCGCCCATTCAGGCGGATTCTCTTCTAGTCCCGAAGATATAGCGGAATACGCTTACAAGCAGGCGGACGCCATGATCTCGGTGCGTCGCGGTTAGACGGCATTCCCGCGCCTCGGGGATTTTCAGGGGCAAGGAGGATGAAATGGTAAACCACTCGAACCGAAGCAAAACCAAGGAACGCGGCGTTGTCGTCACGACGCAGCATCGTGGCGTGTTCTTTGGATACGCCAAGGAAACTGATGGAGCGATCATCAATCTTCGCGCTGCTCGGAACTGCATCTACTGGCCCACCGAAAACAAAGGCTTTATGGGGCTTGCCTCGATGGGGCCGGTCAAGGGATCGCGCGTTGGCCCGGCGGCCGACATTGCGCTTCGCGACATCACCAGCGTAATTGAATGCACGTCGGAAGCCGTGCAAGCTTGGGAACATGCGCCATGGAGCCGGTGATCCTTAGAGGCGAGCCCCCGAAGGCGGCGAGCTCCGGCTTCGGCGACGGCTACGGCTACGGCTACGGCTACGGCGACGGCGACGGCTCCGGCTACGGCGACGGCTACGGCTCCGGCTTCGGCGACGGCTACGGCTACGGCTACGGCTACGGCGACGGCGACGGCTCCGGCTCCGGCTTCGGCGACGGCTACGGCTACGGCTCCAAGGAATATTGGGTGGCCACTATTCCTCACTTTGCAAAGAAGTGGCCGGAGTCGCAGCAGAAGCGGCTGGCCGAAATCCAAGCAGCCGGCGCAACGCTCGCGTTCTGGCGGTCGGATAATAAGGGCCGGTCTTCAAATGGTGGCCGCAGTATTGAATCAGCGGCTCCCGGCGTTATTCACAAAATTTCTGGACCGCTTAAACTGTGCGGCCCGAGCGCACTTCACGCCACGCTCATTCCATCAAAATGGAAGGGTGAGCGTTGGTGGATCGTTGCGCTGACCGGACAAGTCATTTGGGAAGACGACAAGTGCGGGGCGTTGGAACGAGAAATCTTGGGCGAGGCTCTTTGAGCCTCGTTCTCCCTTCACAAGACCGCCGTGCATATTGCAATTACGGGGAGCAAGCGAGTGACTGACATCGTAGAACGAATGATTGATGTTGTTGATGACTGGAGATGCGCAGGGTGCGGTAAAATTGCACCCAAAAAATTAAAAACTTGTAATTGTATTACGCGAGTAATTTATGAAAAAAAATCTAAAAAACAAGATTTTTGTTTTGATTTTGACCCCGGTATTTCACCGCAAGATGTTGCAAAAATTATTTTTGAAGAAATAAACGGGACAAAAATAAAAAACGATCCTCATATATTTACTGATCGAAGCACTTACATGTGTGCGGCAAAGGCTGTAATGAAACTTTTGTGTAATGTCTAGGAAATTATCAAATGGCGCGTGAATGTTTAAAATGCAACCAAGAAATGACTCACCAAGAATCCGAACCGGATGTAGGGTGTGCGGCAAAGGCTGTAATGAAACTTTTGTGTGTGGAAAAATGCTGGGTTTGTGAAAGTTGCAATTTTGTCGTCCCAGATTGGGACGATTACATTGAAGATGATTTGTAATGTATAATATCTTGTCCATAAAATTAGATTATGAATAGGAAAACATCCAATGGGTTGCTTAAAATTAAGCATTGCTGAATTGATTTTAATTGCGTATGCCGAACAACGGGATGAAATAAATGATAGCGACCTTGACGATGAACAGCCAATAAAATTGAGCGTGTCTTTAACGCTTGGCAATATCCGTCAGACAAGGTTAAGCCTTAAATTAGGAAATCAGAAAAATGACCGACTACACATTGAATCAAGCAATTAACGAAAAAAACAAAGATTCTGTATTGGAAAAATTAAGGTATTGGGCGTTTAAGTTTTGCGGAAAGGGACGCCAAGAAAATGAGGCCTCAGATACTATGAGTTTAGCGATTGATGAAATAATTAAATTAAGTAATCAAAATTTAGTTTATGCCGATGAGATCGAGCGGTTGCGTAAAGCGTTGGTACCCTTCGCGGAAGCCGCAGATACACTTGATAAAGAACAATGGGACGACGGCAGTATTGAAGGTTCATGCGCGTACATTACTGCAAAAGACTGCCGTGATGCTCGCGACGTATTAGACGCGATTGAACCGCACAAATAATTAAAACTTCAGCAGCCGTAGCCATCGGGATTAAGGAAAACAATGAGCGGTCCCTTAATCATCATCACCGGATTGATTTACGCCTACGTTGCGATTGAGCAATGTTGGCGCGGGAACCCCGGCATGGGCATAGCCTACGCAGGATACGCTTTCAGCAATATTGGTCTATTCCTTTTGGCGCGATGAAATGCATTTCAGAAACCAGCGAAAGAACTTTGGATTGTCCTGAGCGAGCTGAATCAGGCCGCTTTCAAATTGCAGGACGACCTTTTCCTCGTCCGGCCGCTTTCCAAGATTTCGTTCGTGCCAGATGCCATGCAGGCACTCGTGGATGACGTGGCCGGCAACGATTGTGGACGAGGGGCAATTCCGTATCACCTCGATCAGGAGCGCGCTGGTGTCGATCTGGGCAAATGTTATTTCGCCCTCCTCGCCCGGTATGCCGTCAACCAGCCGGACAGTATAAACGTGAGGCCCTATCTTTAGGGCCTTCGGTAGCTTCTCTAGTGCCTCTTTCGCGTCCACGGGTCATACCTTGATGATCTCGCCACGGAACGTCACGGAGTTATCGTCCCACACTGTAACAAGCTCTGGTGGCAAAAGCTTACCGCCCTTGAACGTCAACACACAGAATCCTGACCTCCAATTCAAGGGGTTTGCTTCCGTATAATCCACGAACGCCTGAGCGGACGGCTCGGCAAGGCACCCAGTATCGACGCCATAACGTGTGCCGTTATAGTCGGTGAACGGGGCCACCTTTTGCGAATGCAAATGACCCGTCACCATCGTGCGCCCGGCCCATAGAGGGCTATTGTGCGTGGCGTGTATGCCGTTCTTGTGGCGGTGCTTTACGACGACGTCGTGGTTGATATCAAAGCGCCAGCACGCAGACCAAGCCGGGAAATGGTCCTTCAGAGAATGACCGTGGAGCTTGGCATATTCAGGAGCGACGGTTGCAAGTCTGGTTTCAAACCGACTGTCGTGGTTCCCCAGC